CAACACTTACGAGTATATCTTGAACTGTGCTAATCTCTCTACCTAAAGCAAAGGTAGTATCAGAACCATCCCCATTAAATCTTACAACGGAAGGTCTGCTTTGAAATATAGCAGGTACTGCATTTCCAATGTATGCCATATTATGTGATCTCCATTACGCTCAACGTGCCTGAAAGTTTATCAGCGACTGAACAATCCACTGTAAGTTGGTCTGTAGTTTCTAAAACTACCTTACTTCCTGTAAGTATTTCTAAGGATGAGCCTACAGGGATTGGTGCATCTTTTACAAGAAGACTTGTTCCGTTTGCTGTGTTGTTTGTGATTGCTCTATTAGCTGTATCACTCACTAGTCTAACAATAGTTGTTACTTGAGCAGTGTGTAGGTTGGTCAGTATTAGACCAAGAACCACTGTTGTTGTGCTACTTGCTGCGGTGTATATAACGTAGGGAGTCCCTGAAGCGTTCGGCTCAGCTGCAAATGTAACTACCTTAAATGTATTCGCCATTTCGTCTCCTTATTTGTGTTAACCCAAAGCAATCGCAAGAGCTGTGGCATCGTCAAGTGTTGCAGCACCAATATCAGAAGCTACTTCACTAGCACTTCTTCCTTCAATAGCAGTACCATTAACTCTTAAAAAATCATCGTCTGCCACACCACTTGTAAACTTAGGTACATTATTATTTGATATACCTGTGGATAAAGTTGCTGTTGCTGTTATTGCAGTACCGTTTAATGTAATAGCATCTGCTTCTAATGTTCCGTCTACGTCTACATCTCCAGATATATCTAAATCTGCCATTGTAGAAGTACCCGTCATAGTCGGTGCAGTAAGGCTTTTATTAGTTAATGTTTGTGTTCCAGTATCAGAAACAAGAGTTGCATTTGCATTTCCTATTGTATTACCACCTGGAAGTGTTAAGGTATTTGATGCTGCTAGACTATGAGCTTGAGGAGATATAGTTTGTGCATGATTATTACTTGATTCACAATATAGTTTTAATTGACCAACACTACCACTGTCAGTCCTAAGTTCAATAACTCCACCATTAACTGTAAGGTCATCACCCACAGTCAAATCGGCACTAAGAACCACAGCACCATTAATATCAATCGTTGTTGCCGCTATCTGTATTTCTGTATCAGCAACTAAGTCTAACTGTCCATCGGCAGTAGAACTAATATGTATTGCAGCATCACGAAAGATTATCTTATTGTTAGTGGCTATGGTAGTTGCGGCAGCTATGTTAACTGCACCATCAATATCAACTACATCTAAGTTTGTAGTACCATCTACGTCTATATCTCCAGATATATCAAGACTTGCTACTACAGAAGTTCCTGTCAAAGTTGGAGTAGTTAGTGTTTTGTTTGTTAGTGTATCTGCTGATACAAGAGATACAAGAGTTGAGTTAGCACCAGCAGGTAACATTAGGGTATTGGTTACAGATGCTGAGTGAGGTTGCCCAAATACTTTTTGACCATGCGAGTTTGATTCACAGTTAAATACTATAGCACCTGAATTAGTGTTTCCTCTTACAACGACTGTACCTGTGCCATTTGGTGCTAAATCTAATGTGGCATTTGATGTGGTTACAATGTCTGCACCATTCATATCTAGGTTGCCACCTAACTGTGGTGTGTCATCTTCTGATACGTTAGATATAGCACTTGATGTAGCAAGTCCTGCTACAACCGCACTTCTTGTAATTTGCTTTAGTCCACCACCTGAAGCATCAACTGCTAAGAAAACATCGCCACTTGCTACTGTAGATATACTTTGTAAATCTCCTACCGCTGTAGGATTAAAGTTTGTTCCATCTGCAATAAGCAAATGACCTGCTGTGTTAGTACCCATAACTAAATCATCGCCAGTTATAGTTAGATCTCCACCAACAACGACATTTCCTGTTGTAGTAACTGTATCAATAAAAGCATCTTTATAACGTAAAGAAGTAGTACCTAGATCTATATCAGAATCCGTAACGGGAGATATTGCTCCATCTTTTATTGTAAGTTGATCTGTACCTGCAACTCTTATGTCAATTTGATCGTCAGTATCTGCTGTGATAGAAGTGTCTGCATCTGCATCAAGTATTAATTCTGTACCATTTAAATCTATTTTTGCATTAGCTGTGAGTAAACCCGTTACACCTATTGTTCCACCAAAAGTTCCATCTCCAGTTACCGTTAACGAACCCCCAACCGAAGCACTATTAGTAATAGGCATATTACCATTAGCATCAAGAAACACGGCTTTTTCTGCTGGCTGGGTACAAAATATACTTCTTCTACCATTCGCCCAACTAAATGCCGCATCACTATTACTAGATTGTAATATAGTTGTTCTAGCTAAAGTTGTTCCTGATAAAGTATAAGTTCCAATACCAATTTCAAAATCAACACCATCAGTGCAACAATAGTAAGTGGTATTGCTATTTCCTATAGATGAAAATGCTTCAAAACCAGTTTCTGCACCAGCTAAAGTATATGTACCTGTTCCCGTTGTAGAGGTGGTTTCTTTAACTCTATCTTTTAAAACTAATGCCATTCGTTAAGTCCTCGGTCTTGAAGGTAAGCCTCTTCTATAGGCATCGTGATTTTCTCTTGCTTCTCCAAGATCCTTCAACCTAGATAGTCCATCCATAAATCGTTTCTCATAAAGAGCAATTATATCTGGTTCGCCTTTCATAAAAATATAAGCTTCTAATAAGGCTCCGTAAAGAAGTACATTTGGTGCATTAGCACTTATCCAAGTTGTACTAGAACCAGAATCCACTAGGCTTGTCGGTCTATAGAAATAATGTAATTCAACTGTGTACGCTGAGTTAGGTGTAGGGGCTAGTAAAAAGTGATCCACACTAAACACAGCATAGTATATCGGTACACCTGTTGTTGAGGCGTTTGGTGTATACTCTCTTAAAAAGTTTACATCTTTTTGTAATAAAAAGTTTTCAGAGCCACTAGTTGTTATTTGCAAAGAAAACACAGCTAGTAAGTCATCTGGAACTGATAAAAACTGATCAGAAGAAGTCATTGCTGAAGTAACATTCTTTCTAAAATATTCTAAATCTATAGATTCAAATATTCTGTCTTCGGCTGCTTTAATAAAATT